ATGAACATCGCACGCGTTGTTGCTGCTTGAAGCGTACGTGAGCGACCATGTGAATCCAGTGTTGGAAAGGGCCGTAACCGCCAGCTTCATAGGCCTGTCGTATGACCCCACGATGCCACTCAACGTAAGCTGCATGTTTGGTGTAGTTCCGGCCGCATAAGGGACAGAGAACGTAACCGACCCTGTCCTTGTTCCGTTGTTCGGCAGAGTGGTCGCAACGATCCCGCGCTGGATGCCCAGCGCCAACAGCCCCTCGCCGTCGCCGTAAGCATAGGTGGCCTTGACCGCTCCGGCAGGGACCGACGCAACCTGAGTATTTGTCCAAGCCACCGTCAAGCCCGACATATACGGCGGCGACTTAAAATCGACAACCCCGACAGTGTCGTACGTTTCCGTTTTTTCAACGTAGACGTCCCACACGCCTGCCGCCGCCCGGTTGATATAGGCGCTCTTGATCTTCCCCGCGTACGTGAACGATCCAAGCGCCGGATCGGTCCCATTCAAATTGGCAAAGAAGATGAACAGCCGGCTCGGCATGCCCAACCCCCGCTGAGAGATACCGATCTCAATCGGGCAGTTTATGTACGCAGCGGTAATGGTCAGCCGGCAAATCTGAATCCACCCAGCGCTTCCCCCGGTTCCGCCCGCGGAATGGACATAAAACCCCTTCCGCATCTGCGCCGCTTGGTCGTAGTTCGACTTAAGCCCCACGTCGAACAGGCTCGCGGTCGATGCGACCTTGCCGATGGCCATGCCCTCGCCGGAGGAATGCAGGTCGAAATAGATCTTCTTGCCCGGCAGTTCCGCCAGCACTTCCGGCGCCGTGGCGTACCTATCCGCCAGCGTCACCGAAACGACATAGCTGCCGGAGCCGATGGCGCCGCTGCCGATGACGCCGGTGATCATGAACGAGTAGACCGTAGCGCCGGCTGACGCCATCGCCGAATCCAGCGAGATCGCCGCGGAGTACGAGCCGCCCGCCGCCTTGAACTTGATCGAGCCGGCCTTCGTGTTCTTGTTCGCAATCGCCGCAAAGGAGCAGGAGAGCGTGAACTTGATGTAGGTCCCGTCATTGGACAGCGAGCCGTCGGACAGCGCGCGCGCCAGCGAAAGCCCGGTGACCATTGGCGTGAAGTACGAATTGACCGTGACCGCCGAAGCGCGCGTCAGCGTCGCCTTCTGGCCGCGCGTGTCGGTGACCTCAATGACCGCCGTCAGCGCGCCGGTCGCCGCCAGCACGTCCGTCGTGATCGAGAACGGATTGACCGCCGTCTCGCCGGCCGCGGCCGTGTACGTTTTGCCGCCGATGGTCAGCTTGTACTCCTTGATCGGCGCGCCGTAGCTTAGCGTCACATTGATCGCGCAGACCGCCCGGCTCCGCCCCTGCACATAGACGCCCACCGTGTCGCCGGCCGGATTCGAGAGCGTAAACGTCGTGCTCCCGCTATTGATGACCGGCACATACGACGCCGGTACTTTGAGCGGATAGTCAAACGAAAGCGTCGAGGACAGCGCGCCGTCCAGATACGATTCGAGCGTCAGCCGGACCGTGCCAACCATACTGTCCTTGATTTCGTTTGCGAGCGCTGCAGGCGGAGTCCAGCTGATCGTACCACCTGCGTCCACCGCCACGCCGCCATTCAGCGCGCCGCTCGACGCCCCGATGGAATACGACACCTTGTGCGTCAAGCCGCTGCCGGCCGTACCGACCGTGATCGCGGACGCAGCGCCGATGGTGAATTCACCATTCGGAACGGTCAGCGTCGCCTCCTCGTACTCGATGACCAGACGCGGCGAAGAACTGCCCGTTCCGCCGGAGAATTCGCAGTACGAGTTATCGCCGGAGCCATGCCGCACGTGCATGTACCACGTGCCGGCGTACCCCTGCAAGACCGCCTTGTACGCGGTCAGGTCCCACTCTTTGGTGTTCTCGCCGCTCGAAACCGAGATCGACAGCGTGAAATCCGTCTGCGTTTTGGTATCCCAATCAGCGTCCGGACGCGAGCCGACCTTCAGCGTCTTGGAGGAATACGAGTCAACGCGCTTCATGCGCAGCTTGACCGACTTGATGTACCACGACTTGTTGATCGCAGGGAAACCGAACCGGCCGTAATAGGTGGCCGTCCCCGACTTGCCGACCTTCAGGTACTCGGTGCTGCTGGAAAAACCGGAATCGCCCCAGCGCGGACCGGTGCTGGTATTGATCGTTACCGTTGGCATCCCATCACGCCCTCCTGCAGGTCAGATTCCCGGTTCCCGCCGTGTACTCGAAAAGGACCTCGCCCAGACGGAGCCGCGGCGACTGCGCTGACTGGCCCACCTGCAGGTACGACGCCGTGATCGTCTGGAGCAGGCCGAACACCGCAACCACAATGGCGTCCGCACCAAGCCCGGCGAGGAACTCAAGCTGCTGCGTTCCGAGCCGCGCCGCGGACTTCCCGCTTACGCTGGTGATGGTCAGGCCGTTTTCGCCAAAATCCATCGACTTCGCAAGGTTGTCGAGCAGGTCCTGCTTCGCCTGCGTCGCCAGTTCGCCCAGCACGCCGGCGTTCACCATGACGTTCTGGAACGTCTCGTTCTCGATGGTTCCTTGCATCAGCGCCTCAATCATGGAGGCCGCGCCGGCGTAGTCGGCGATAATCTCCCACTCGCCCGCGTCGCCGCCGGAGCCGGCGCGCCAGATCTTCAATACATAGGTTTCGGTGTTCAGCCACATCAGGCCGTCTGTGGGGTTCTCCGGCGGGTTGGCCTGCCGGACCGTATCGCTGGGCGCGACGACGGTGATTCGGCCGGTATTGTTCAGCCCCGACACGGTGCAGGTGAAGGTGGCCTGACGAAAAATATCGGCTTTCAGGACTGCAACGGATTTCACGCCCTGATGCGCTGTATTCCAGGCGGCGTCGCCGACCCCGTCAAGGCTTGACCGCGCCCAGGAAAAGAGCGATGGAGCGTAGTTGGCGGTCAGGTCGGTGGCGCCGCGCAGTACGCGGGCGGTCAGAACCGTCTCCGGGACTTCCGCGGTCAACACGGTTCCGCGAGAGGCATCAATGGTAACTGTAATGCCCACCGTCTGCTCCGCGACGCCGATGACGCTATTGTTGGCGGAGAGGTCGAGCGCCTCCACCGATTCCGGCTCCAGCTGCGCCGCCGAGATGCTCTCCATGGCGATCTTTCGGCCGGAGATGGTCGAGGGCAGCTGCCATGAGGCGACCGCGGTCTTTCGCATGTCCTGCCGGACGGAGCCCAGCTCAATGGACCGGAACTTCTCGTTCAGGCAGTCGAACTCAACACGGTTGACCTCGGTGAGCACGTCGATCTGGATGCCGGGGTGCTTCACCCGGACCCGATCATAGAGGAACACGTCCTCCAGGCTCCGGTATTGGGCGTACTCCTCCGTATCGCCCAGGGAGAGGAACTCGACTTTAAGAGAGACCTTCGGCAGGTCGGCGTCGTTCGCCAGCGCCGCCAGCGCCTCCCGAATCATGCGGATGCGCACGGCGGTTTTCGAGACAGTCTTGGTTTCTTTACACTCCCCGGAACAGGTAAGCGCCTGCAAATGGGGCGTGGGGTATAGGGAGGCACGCGGACTGTCGATCCAGGTCTGGTTCGATGCTACCGTGTACACCTTGCCGTCCACGTTATAGCTGCCCGCCGTGAGCAAGAGGTCCTTGCCACTCTTGTCCTTACCCACAGGTACGATCCGGGTGACAAAATCCGAAGCGTCCACCTCACAGGAGACGCCCAGCAGGTTCTTCGCGTACTCGATTCTGACTCCACGATTGAGCCCCGCGTCCCGGAGCATGAAGAAATCGAAGTTGTCGCGTACGAGTTCAGCGCCCCAGAGCGCGGCCGCACCGATTTCGGGGTCCAGCAGCGCGCTGACCGGATTGACCCGCGTCCAGCCGTCGATCACGCGCTCGCCGGCAATGTCGGTGAATCCGGAAAAGGGCGTGGGCACCAGGCAGTTCCCCAGGATCACGTCCACCGCTGAAACACACTCCGTGTTTCCGGCCGGGAACGACGTGAGGTTGTTCAGAAGGTCGTAGAAGATGTGCCGGGCATAGGCGGTCACGCCATCTTCCCGAAGTTCCACTTTGTAGATGCGAAAGAGCTGGTCGGACACGATCCACGCGGGCGCGACGGTCTCGATGGCGGCAGGGTCGTCCGGCCAATCGTCGGTCAGCGTGTACTGGATGGCGGACTTCGCAATCCAGCCGTAGTAGGTGTACGCCTTCCAGACCCACTTGCCACGCCGCCTGACCTTCTTCTTTCCGGTGAAGATTCCCTTGTATCGGTTTTCACCTTCATAGATGATGGGGAGGTTCGTGCCCACCGGCAGGTTCTTCTTTCGGACCTTGTCGCCGGTGGCATGATAGTAGAGGTTCCGCTGAGCCTTCGTGGTGCCGGTGCGGATGGTCCAGACCTCGTGGGCGGTGACGAGCGTCCCCTCCGGTGTGATGGGCGGCACGGTGCGCACGGGCACATCGCACTTCAGGATGTAATCATTTTGCAGGAACGTCCAGCGCCCATTTTCGTCGATGGGATGTTCCAGCCGGATCTCCGAGAGGTCGTTCTTCGCCTCGGTGTGCACGCAGGATGTCGGGGATAGCGCGCCGCAGAGGCCCATGGTGTCGAAATCCTCGGCGTCGGGCGCATAGATGTACACTTCGCCCATCAGAGCGCCCTCCAGTTGGGGGTGATCGTGATCCGAGAGACGTTCCCCGTCCAGGAGATCGGGGTGGTACCCACCGGCAGCGTCGGCCATTCGTCCCCGGTCAGCAAGCCGGTCAGGTTGATGCCGTCATGGTACGCCAGCCGCTGGGGCACGTCGATGGTGATCGAGGACGCGAGCCCGGTAATCCCCAGCGTCACCTCGCCGATGATCAGGTCGATGTCGCCGATACCATCCACCGTGATAACGGGTTCCGCGAACACGGTGCCCTGGTTCACGACCGGACCGGGCGCGGTCAGCACGATGTCCGGCATGTTCAGAAGGTACAGGAACGGTTGGCAGCGGAAATTGACGGTGAATTTCCGGTGGGCCCGCCCGCGCACCACCGTCTCGAAGTCTATCTGGTTAGAAACCCGGGCGTGGTAGTAGCCGGTGGGCCGGTTCCCGAACATCACGACGCCTGGACCATGCAGCCAGGCGGAGAAGGCAGGGATGGATGCCGGGTTCGGCGCGACGCACTCGCAGGAGGCGATGAACTCGTCATACACGCAGTCGCCTTCCGTGATCGTCAGCGTGCCGCTGCGGCCAGGTACGACCTGCGTCGAGACTCTCTCCTTCGGCCTGGAGATGGCCGGATGGTTCAGCACATGGACTCCGTAGTCGGTGCATTTTCTGCCGTTCCAGGCGAACCAGTCGGCCATCTTCATTCCCCTCTCTTTTCGTGTTAGCGGACGCCCATCCCCGCGTACTGGGTTTTGTTGAACTGCGCCAGCTCAATGGCGAGGCTGCGCACATCCTTTTCATCCCGGACGTAGAGCTTGTCCACCTGAACGGTCACGCTCTGGTCCTGATGATAGGTGCGACGATTATCGTAGGAAGAAGTGCTGCCAGCGCCCGCCTGCGCCGCGCCAGTCAGGTATCGGGCAGCGTTCCGGATGATTCTTGCCTGGACTTTGCTCTCGAGAATCGTGCCCTCGCCGATGCCACGGACCATCATCCGGCCGACCTCGTCCCGGAACACCTTTGATGGCGACTGAATCTTGAGCTTCGCTTTCGCAGCGCGCACAGCGGCTTCGGCCACAATCCGCATCGCGTTCACGACGAGGTTCTGGCCGCTCAGGATACCTGCCGCCATGCCGACCATGGCGTTCTTGCCGATGGGCTTCATCGTATCCGCAGCGAGTTCAGTGGATAGAGACGACTTTGCACTGGCGGCAACCACCCCAGCCGCGGAGCCGAACCCATAGCCCATCATGCCGACGGCAACGCCTGCGGACAGGTCGATGCCGACCGGCCGCGTCATTGCGGAAGGAGAATGGGTCTGTGCCGCTGCGCGCAGCGCCGTTTCAATGGAACTGGCGACAGTGGCCGCATCCCCGGTCCAGTCATAAGCGGTGAGGCCGCTCGCGATGCCGGCGGAGATGTCGTTGCCGACGCCCAGGTATTCGTCCGCGGTCTGAACGACGGTCAGCAGCGCGTTCAATTGCTCCCGCACCTTGGCTTCGGTTTCTGCGTCCAGCGCGCCGCTCTCGAGCGCCGCCATCGCCTGCGCGATGTAGGTGGAGATGTTTTCGAGTTCTTTAGGGTTCAGGCTATGGAGCTGCTCCAGCACCACCGATTTGCCCTGTTGTGCGCTCAGCGTTTCGCCGGCAACAGCAAGCTCTTCTACGCCTTGAACGAGGCTGGTGATGGAGGTAACCTTGTCGGCGGTGCTGGACTTCAGCCAGTCCGGGAGGAAGTTCTGGGGTTTCGCGCTCAGTACTTCTTCCGCATTCTGCACGCCCTCGGGGGAGCCGAGCTTCGGCAAGACCTGCACGTGCAGCACGCCGTTCTCGTCAGTTCCCAGCACCAGGTCGGTGGGCTTGATTTGCGCGACGGCTTCGGGTGTGACCGGGATCGAGACGCCGTGCCCGTCGTAGAGCGCCAGGAGGCCCGCGTCAAACTTGTCCTTGAACGCCTGCGCCGCACCCTCCATCATGCCGACTTTCATGACCTGGCCGTCGAGGGGCACGGGGTTCGCCGCGCGGAAATCGGCCGCGGCCTGGGCGTCGATGGGCGTCAGATGCACGGTGCCAGTGACGGTGGCGGAGAGCATCGTGGTCAGCGACGACGTGTCCGTCTTGAACTGCTCCCACGCTGCAGAAGCGCTGGTCAGGTCCAGGTCCACCAGCACGCGGCGCACCTCATCCGGCAGCGCTTCGTTGAGCATGGCGGAAAGACCTTCGAAGGACCCGGCGTTGGCTTTTAAGAAATCGGCGATGGACGCGTACCCGCCCAGAACGTCCTTGATGTTCAGGTTGGGGAACAGCTTCTGCGTCTCTTCCGGAGTAAGGCCACCTTGCTGGACCGCGTCCTGGATCTGGGTCAGGATCGCCAGGTACGAGGCCAGTTCCCCCTCGTCCATCCCCTTGGCCAGCTCGTCCAGTTGCGTCAGGATGCCGGAGGTGTTGCCGCCCTGGGCGGACGCGATCTGGAACTCGGACAGCAGGCCCACCAGCTTCTGCAGCTTTTCGTCTGCGCCGACCAGCTCCTCGCTCTCAAGCATCGGCCCCACCAACTGGGACAGCGCCTCCGCGTACTTCCGGGCGCCTTCTACCCTTGCCTGGTTGTGCTGCTCGTTCAGTGCGTCGAGCGCCGCCTGCTTGTCCGCGCCGTCCTGCATGGCGGCGATGACCTTGTACTCGGCGGCATAGGTCTCTTCCAGCGCGGCGTTGTACGCGGCGCTGCCCTGGGCGGCAGCTTTCATGGCGTCGGCGTACAGGTCGATGGACGCGGCGCCGCCCTCCGCCTCAAGCCGCGCCTTTTCGGCTTCCACGCCCTGCAGGATCTTCTCGTACCCGCCGGATTCCCCCAGCGCGTACTCCAGCCTGATCTGCACCCGCTGGGTGATGATCTCCTCAAGCCGCGCCTGGTCCTTTTCAGTGAGCTTGCCGTTCCGGCGCTTTTTCAGAAGCGCCTGGACTTCCTTGTCGTAGGCGTCGAGCTGCTTCAGCGCCTCATCCGAGCGCGTATCCTTCACGCCCAGCCCCTTGAGGACCTTCTGCCGTTCCTCTACTGCTTTCCGGATTTGGTCGCTGTCCGACCTGAACTCGTCTACATAGGCCTGGACGATTTCAGAGGTTTCCCGCTTGCCGTCGGTCCAGGTGGCGTTCAGCCGGGAAAGCCAGTCCTTCGACCCCTCGATTCCGCCAAAGCTGTCAGGGGCTACTCCGAATCGTTCAAATGTGTCGTCCCCAGTATCAAACACGGTATTGGCCTGCTGCTCCGACCACGCTTTGGCGGTCTCGGCCATGCCCTGGAGCGCTTCGCGTGCTTCCCTGGCGCCGGAAGCGTAGTCGATCCAGCGGTACGCGCCGTACAGCGCCGCCGCGGCCACTGCCGCGATGCCGACCGGACCCAACAGGCTCCCGCACGCGGCCAGTACGCCCTTCAGCCCGCCGCCCGCGTCGACGGAAGTGCTGATCAGCTTTCCGAACCCGGTGGAGATCGTCCCGACAGCGGTATTGAGCTTTCCCAGCACCAGAATCCCCGGCCCGATGCCCGCGACCCACGCGGCCGCGGTGATCAGCGCCTGCCGCTGGCCTTCATCCAACTCCATGAGGCTGTCCAGCAGGTCGTCCGCGCCGGAGATCATCTTCCCGATCGTAGGCGAGAGGTCGTCACCGATCGCCTGCCCGAAAAGCTTCACCTTGTTGCCGAGGATGGTAATACGGCTCTGGGTGGTGGCGTAGCGGGTGGCGGCTTCCTTCGTCAGCGCCGTATTGCGCTTCCACTCGTCGTTCGCCATGATGAGCGCTTTGCCGAACAACTCGTTGGCGTTGGTCGCGCGGAGCAGTGTATCCCGGAGCCGGACTTCCGCAATGCCCATGCCCTGCAGCGTCGCGATCGCGCTGATGCCTGACTCGTCCATCCTCGATAGGCCCACAATGAAAGCCTGGATGGCGCTCGCCGCGTCGGTCTTCCACGCCTCACGGAATTCAGACGCCGTCATACCGGCGACCTTCGCGAAGTCGGACAAGCCGTTCTTGCCGGTCTCCGCGGCCAGCTGCATCTCAACCATGATCTTGCTAAACGCGGAACCGCCCGCTTCGGCTTCAATGCCCACCGACGCCAGCGCAGCCGCAAAGCCCAGGATCTGCGATTCGCTTAAGCCCACTTGCGTGCCCGCCGAGGCGAGCCGTGTCGCCATGTTGACGATGTCCCGCTCCGTGGTGGCCATGTTGTTGCCAAGTTCCACGATAACCGACCCGAGGCGCCCGAAGTTGTCCTGGACCATGCCGGTGACATTCGCGAACTGGGCGAGCGCCGTCGCGGCTTCTTCCGAAGCGAGGTCCGTCGCGTTGCCCAGGTCGATCATGGTTCTTGTGAACGGCGTCAGCGCGGAGCTTTTGATGCCCAGCTGGCCCGCGTTCTCCATGACCGCGGCGATGGCGGTGGTGTCCGCCGTCACCTGCGTGGACATGGCCTTTACATCGGAGGCGAGGCGTTTATACTCGCCCTCAGTCGCGTCCACGGTCTTCCGGACGCCGGCAAAGGCTTCCTCAAAATCAATGGACGCCTTGGCGGCGGCGACGCCGAGCCCGGCCAGCGGCACGGAAGCGAAGGAGGTCAGTTTCTGCCCGGCACGCTCCAGTGCCTGGCCGGCAGTGGTGGCCTTCTTCCCGAAGGACTCCATGGCGGCGCCTGCGGTAAGCCACTTCGAACGCGCTCTTTCAAGCCGTTGGGTTGTGCTCTGGATCGCGGCTTCGGTTTCCTTCAGCGCGGCCTTGGCATTGTTGAGGTTGGTTTCCGCCTTGGTTACCGCGTCGGCGGCGTTCTGCATGGATTTCCGGCTGGCGCCCAGCTGCCCTTCCAGCTTCCTGATCTCCGCACCGGTGGCCTTGTACTGTTCCTCAAGCTCCAGAAGTTCCAGCCCGAGCAGGTTCGACGCTTCGCTGTTGTCGCCCGTCGCCTTGACACTGGCCTGGTAGGCCGCGCGGGCCTGGTCGATCCGGCGCTTGAGGTCGGTATACTTGGCCTTCGCGCCATCCAGCGAGGATTTCAGCTCGTCGTTCTTCCGGACGGCGGCGGTGAGCTTGACGTTGGCGGCATCGAGCGCGCGCCGGTACTGCTCCACGGCTTTTCCCTGCAACTGAAACTTCTCCCGGAGCGTGGAGAGGTTCGCGCCCAGCCCTGAGGCGGACTTCTCGAACCCGGTGACGCCGGCGCCCGCCGCCTTGAACCGGCTCTCCGCCTCTTGAATCTGCTTATTGATGCTGCCAAGGTTTCGGGAGAAGTTGTCCGAGTCCAGGGACAGCGACACGACGAGGTCGCGCAGGGTTTCGGCCAAGGGTGTCACTATCCTTCCATATGGAATCGGAAGAAAAATCAGCGTGACCGCATCTGTGGTCACGCCTCGTCGATGAACCTTCGTTTGGGGATTTTCGCGCGTTCCTCGCGTTTCGCGTCCCACGCGCGGACAGAGAGAAAGCCGGGCATGTCCATGCCGTCGATCTCGGTCATGGTCCATCCGAATTTCAGGAGTTCGTTGTAGGTTGCCAGGATGTAGTCGTGCAGCGTCAGGATGTCTTCGTCTCCTGCGCCGCCGGAATAGGGAATTCGGAGAGCACGGAAGTGGTTTGCGCCTGGACCGCCATCATCGCAAAGGTGATGTCGTGGATCAGGCGGTCCACCGGGTAGTGGTCGAACACGTCGTCGGGAGAGAACTGGTTGCCGAACAGAATGCAGAACAAGCGGACGAGCACGTCCATGGCGGTTTCGTCGGTGACGGCGTTCCCTTCCAGCGCGCTCCTGGCAAGGCCGGTGATGTGCGCGTGCATTTTTGCAGCCGGCCCCATCTCCCGCAGCGCGCGGCCGGACACGAAATCTATGGCGTATTTCTTTTCCCCCAGGGTGCAGGTGATCATTTTGTAACCCTCCTTACGCGGTGGCTCAACCCGCGGTTCCATTTTCAGGGAATTTCAAGCTTTACATGCTTTGACAATGGGGCTATAATTCGGATGGGGGGGATGTTAACCAC